GGAAACGGCGGCCGGTGTCCAGGGTGGAACGGGCGGCACGGGCGGCGAGGACGCAGCGCTCGATGTGGGCGGCAAAGTGGATCGGGCGGCAGAGTGGACGGGCGGCGAAGACTCCGGCGGCAAAGTGTGTTCGGGCGGCAGGGAAACGGCGGCCGGTGTCCAGGGTGGAACGGGCGGCACGGGCGGCGAGGACGCAGCGCTCGATGTGGGCGGCAAAGTGGATCGGGCGGCAGAGTGGACGGGCGGCGAAGACTCCGGCGGCAAAGTGGATCGGGCAGCAGAGTGGACGGGCGGCGAAGGCACCGGCGGCAAAGTGTGTTCGGGCGGAGCTCGATCGGGCAGCGAGGATCGGGCGGCGAAGTGATTTGGCGAGGGAAACCGTTCGTGTGGGCGGCGAAGTGGTTTGGCGAGGGAAACTGTTCGTGTGGGCGGCGAAGTGGTTTGGCTAGGGAAACAGTTCGTGTTCGGGCGGCAGAGTGGACGGGCGAGGGAATCCGTTCGTGTGGGCGGCGAAGTGGTTTGGCGAGGGAATCCGTTCGTGTGGGCGGCGAAGTGGTTTGGCGAGGGAATCCGTTCGTGTTCGGGCGGCGAAGTGTTCGTGTTCGAGCGGGTTGTTAAACCTGGTTTGTAGCCGGTTTATCTAGCCGGTTCGGACCCCTTGGGGTTTTGTTCGGTTCGGTCCCGTTAGGGGGGGGGTAGTCTTTAGCGGGCTGGGGAAAATTGGAGTGCCATCGCGCGGGGCAATTCCTAAAGTCGGCTGGAAAGTTCCTTAAGTCGGGCGCGAAAATACACTTAAATAAGAGTGTCCGCAAGGCCGAAAATATGATACAATTTCGGGCGGAGGAAAACCATGGAAAGAGAAGGAACAGGAGACATCATCGCAGAGAAAAACACAGCGAGAGAAACGGCGCTGCAGGTCACGAAGAAAATAGAGCGGCGGATAAAACGGCTACGCCTGGCGTGCGTGATGTCGATTGAATACGCCAGGAGCAAAGAGGAGGCCGAGGAGGCTCTGGACATCATGGCGGAAAAAATCACGCGCTATTGCAAAGGTGGATGGAGAGCAATAGCGCGTGATGAAAGTTCTGGAATAGTCGCGGATCAAGATGATCGAACGGTGAAGGGTTGATTGGCGTAGTAGTATTGATCGACCTCGCGCGTGAGAACGGTGGGGCCGTCCCAGAAATAAAGAATGCGGTCATTGAAGGTGCATGGCTGGGAAAGCGGGAGAAACCGCTTTTTCAGCATGCGCAGATGCGTGTCGAGGATCTGGAGGAAGAGCTGCAGATCGGATTCCGCAAGGTCGAGATAGAAGCTTTCGGCGTTGGATGTCCAGACCGCGCCGCGTCGGGCGCGGAAGACAACAGCGTCGAAATAGGAACGAGCGGCGGCAGGCTGGAGGCGCTGCAGCTGCATGATTTGAAGAGTGATAACCTTGATGCAATAGGCGTAGCGCTTGGCGCGGTCGATGGCGTAGTCAAGGGCGTTTGCGAAATCTCCGGCATCGGTGGAAAAACGCAGCAGGCACGAATCGTAGCCGGTCTTAGTTGTGATCTGCTTGATTGAGTCAACATGCGCGCAGGCCTGAACTACTTCACGGTAGTATCGATCGGAAGCCTCTTTGTCGAGGCCAAGGACAAATGCAGCCTTGCGCATCTGCGCGAAGAACTTCCGTGTAAGAGTGGGTGTGATTTTGAATTCTGCCATGAGGAAACTCCTTGATTAATTGGGCGATAGAAGACGAACGCGGCCGCCGAGTTCGATGAAGAAATGCGGCTGGTCAGGCTCGCCCCATTCGGGATGAAGGCAGCGATCTGCCGGAAACGCGACAAAAGCATACGGCATTAGTCCGCTGGTGGTCTCAATTCCCTTGCACCAAAAAGCAATGCGCGGAGCATCGTGCGCGTAGCCACGGCGAAACTCGACAACTGGCGTTGTATTTTCGGTGAATTGGCGATCCCAGTTATGAAGCCGCTTCCGCCAGTAGAGCGTGGGGAGCCGGTATTCCTCACGCTTCTCGCCGGATGCGATCATGTCGAACCACTTGCCCTTAAGGACTAGCGGAAGGATGGAACATTTACTGCGAGGTAATTCTATCACGTGGGCACCTCCTATCATGAAGCGGGCAAGCCGAATTCGGAGTAGTATCGGGCGTTGGCGCGCCGCCGCAGCTCGATGCGCCAGCGAATCGGTGAGCAATTCGACGGGCGCTCCTTCACTTTGCTAAGCCGTTCGACGGAGCAAGGCGCGTAGTAGAAATGCGCAGTGTCCATTGGCTCCTTCTGGGGAGTGGGATGCTGCTCGCGCAGCGCGCGCGCGTGCGCGCGCTGCTTCTTCTCCTTGATGAGCTTGGCTTTGTTCTGGCAGAGCCGAGAGCAGAAGAGGCCATGTCGAGAAACGGTCTCGTATTGGCAGCCACAGATCTTGCAGGTCTTAGTGTAGGTCATGACGGCTCCTGGTTGTTGGAGGCAAAGGAGATATAGGCATTTATAGCGGCAACAAGTTTCATGGCTTGAGAAAGATTTAGGCGGATATGAGCGGAAGCCTCGTTAGGTTCCTCTTGAGAAACGGCAACGCAAAGGAAGTCGCAGCCGACGGTGTTGCTGTCATAGACTTGCAAACGGCCCCAGGCGCGTTTCTCGGTCAGAGAGCAACGGCGGCCGCGCGTGTAGGTTTCATCGGAAAGATCGCAGTAGGTCATGGGAAGCTCCTAATTAAAAATGCCAGTTGCATTGCGAGCCGCAGAAGCAAGCTCGGAGGAAATCTTCATGCCTTCGCCTAGAATAGCGACAGTCTGAGCAATGGCATTGAGATCAGAATAGAATTTCACCTTTGAAGGTGAGGGCTTTAGAATCAGAAGAATCAAGGAATCTCGATCTTGCCCGCGAAGATTGTTAAGAGGGAAACCCAGAGCATAAGCGCGATGAACAAGAAAATTTTCAAGCTCGAAATCATCAGCTAAGGCGGGGTGGATTACTTTTCGAATAGCATCAATAGCTTTCATAGATCAGCCCTCCAGTCTAGTGAATACGCCGGTGAAACGGCCGCGCTCGCGGTCGAATTCGTCGCGAAAGAATTTAGAGGAAAGTTTGTATTTGCGCCAAGGCGTGATATCGAATTCGCCCTTGAAGCGCATCATAACAATCTCGCCGACCTCAATAGAGGCAAGGGATTGCCGGACAACAATAGCGGTCTTGCCGTAGCGTGTGCAGCCGGACATGTCACCAACTGTTAACTTAGTCATCTTATTGCCTTCCATGGCCTTTCACCTTGATTTCATCGACTAGATGGAGTGTCATCATGTAGCCGAGCATTTTCTTGTCGTTCAGTTGGATAGCGCGCTTTGCCACGTGTTGAAGGACGCTGTGAATGATGGCAATGCCGAACTTGATACCAGGATGGTCAGCCTCCGCGTGCAACTGTTCTAGCAGATGCAGAGAGTCAACCGTGAATCCAATCTTTGCCATAGTCATTCCTCCACATCATCAATGGTGATATTGCCGTAGTTCTTGAACCGCAACTTGACGCACGCTTTCGCACACTCGATGGCGTCCTTAGGTGAGTCCCACCGATGGGTATAGTCACCAAGGTGAAAACCCTCCCAGTCCGCGCGCTTATCGGCTAGATCGTCCTCCGTCACGGGGCGGTTAACGTCTATGTGGTGCGCGGCGAAGATTCTTCCTAGCTTCAATACGCCTAAATGTCCAGACAGGGAGTAACCGCCACGCGTGAGAGTAGGCCCGAAGAAACAAATGGAGCAATAGTAGTGAACAGCTTCAATGCACAACCCACGAAAAGTGGTCGTGCTTATCCTGATATCTCGCCACACCTCGATGCCGTAGCCCTTCGGCGGCTTTATCGCAGCAAGTTCGTCGAAGTCGATGACCTTGCGGAAGTAGTCGGACTTGTAGGTGTATGGTTTGTCATCGGGGAAAAGCGAGACGAGGGATCGAGTCATTCGCCACGCCATTTCCAAGTCAATGCTTTCTGGGTTGATTTTGTTCATTGGCTTAGTCATCGATGTGCCCTCCGTCGTTGTCTTCATCATCGTCGATAAAATAATGATCGATGTACATGCCGAGGCAGAGGCCGATGCCGGTCCCGACAATCATAGCGAAAAGTATTTGCATCATTTCAAACCGCCTTTCTTTTGCCATTTGCCGTTGATAAATTCGTAACGCCCGTAATGGTCAACGCTGCCATAACGGAAACGATAAGACTTGACCGTGGAAAGCGCGATGCGTTGGGTAGAGAAGTCGTGATAGGAGATAATAATCTGTCCATTGCGAAGCGGTTGAAAACATGGACGGTCAACTTTCACCAAGGAGCAAACGAGGGTCTGTTTAGAGCCGTCGATATATTCAATGTCGCAAAAGTTGTCGAGCTCGCACATGGCGGGTTCGTCGCAGCCGCAAAGAGCAAGAGCGAAGAGAATAGCGAAAAGCCTCATTTAGATCCTCCTTTCTTGGGGAAGCGGATAAGCGTGCTGGAGATAGGGCCCTCGCAGCGACGATTAACGAGAGTGCCGGTAGCAGCGTCACCAATAGCAGTTCCGTAAAAGATAAAATCGGAATCGGGATTAAGGCGAGGGGCAACAAGGCGAGGCATGAGGAAAAGCCGCCAGTTGTCGCCGACAACATAAATGGTAGCATGAGGATCAAAGCCGTCAGAATAAGCGGTGGCGGGGCCATGGATGAGACAGACGCGAGCGATGAGCGCTGCGTAGTAGGCGCTGACGATCTGTCGCGGAGGAGTGTCGAGAACAACGGCGGCATAGCTCTGCTGCACGGTGCGCTCGTCGCTCTCCTCTTCGGGATAATCGTCATCGACGGAGGATTTGAGATAATCCATGTCCCAGACAAGATCTCCGAGGGCGGCGCTTGCTGCGGAGTAGGTAAGGCCAAGGTCGAACGGCAGATATTCACCGTTGGCGACTTTGGCGTCGAGTTTGGGCATGAGGTCCCGGAGCAGACTGGAACCAATCTGAAAAGAATTCTCCTGGGGCTCGTAGCAATCATTTTCGTTCCAGACGGCAAGGGCAATGCGGCCATCGGTGGCGCACATGTAGTTGTCATACCAGAGCGGTTTGCAGAGAGAGGGGCGATTTACATCCGTGCTGAGGAAAAGCGGAGTAAGCTCCTTGAATTGTCTTGCGGTAATCATGGGTGTGCCTTTCAGTTACTGGTTGAGTTCGAGGACGGCCGAGGAAAGATGGTCGGCCGCGTGAGATAGTATGAGAGCGCGCGGGAAGCGGAGAAGTGCTGCATGGTATTCCTTTAGCTCTTCTTCGCCGAGGCCAAAAGCGCCCATGTGCCAAATGATGGCCGTGCGGACTTCCGCCGAAAGCTCGATGCCGAGGTCGGCGGCGATCATCGCGGAGCAGATTCCGTGCCCAGGATAGGGAGCCTGGGCGAAGGAATAGCCCTTGCCGGTCTTGGCGCGTCGATAGCAAAAGCACTTCACAAGATCATGGAGCATTCCAAAGCGGTAGCAGTCTGCGTGGTCGTTGAAAGCCGTAAGGCTCAACGATACGCGAGACACATTGATGGAGTGCTGGATGAGGCCGCCGGGCCGGTTGAGGTGATGACGCATTGAGGCGGGGGCGGTGAAATAGCCGATGCGCTCCAGCTCCTTTATCTGAGAGGAGGTCAGCTTAGCGTTGAGGAGAAACGCGAGGGCGGTTTCCCCGATATCGTCAGGCTTGTTTTTCATTTGTGGTTTTCCTTTTCGGGTTGGATTGTGATGCAGGGAGGCAGGGAATCATTCTGCGGCAGATCGCAGAGAAGCGCCGAGACAAACGCGATAGCGTTGCGGTTGAACTCGAGCGCGACAGCGCCGAGGCACATAAGTCGCGACTCGACGGACATGTCGGAAGGTAGAAGAAGCGAATTGAGGATTGCAAGCGTGTGCCGCATCTTGCGAAGCGCAGCAATTACATTGGGCGAAAGAGGAAGCTCCGACCGGCGGCGAATCTGTTTGTGCCGTGCCATTGATCATAGCCCCTTCTTCCAGTCGACGAACTTAACAATATTTGATCCGACTTTGCGCCAGTCATAGGCGCGCCAGCGTTTGGGCAAGAGCCGATCGAGCATTGCCTTTAGGTGGTTCTGTTTGAGCATCATGGTTTTTCTCCTGTTCGTTTAAACGCGCTTTAAAACGCGAGTGTGGTTTGTTCGAAGTGATGGCGTTTCAAAACGCCGCGAGCTATGAGCTTCTTGCCGCGCTCGACAAGATAGTCGGACTTCTCCAGAGGGTCGAAGAAAGCGCGCGCGTAGATTTTCTGCTGCTTATCTCCCCAAAGGATATGCCGCCGCAAATGCTGCAGAGCCATGACGGACTTTATAAGACATTCGCAGAGCGGAGCGTCTTCGGAGCGAAGAATCTCCGAGCGGATCCAACAGAGGATGTCCATCAGCTGAGCGCGCTCGGAAGGATCCAGGCGGCAGTTGAATCGGTAGGGCCTGGGAATGCTGCCGGAGTCGGGAGCGTGTTCCCAATCTTTCTTTGGCTTGTCGTTTTCGGTCATGGCTACTCCTGTTCAGTTAGCGGGGGAAGAGTCGATAGACGCCGATAGCCCAGGGCGTGCCGTCGCGGGTCAGCTCGATGTACGAGAGGCCGCGCGGGATCCACGCCTTGGGGTATTCGGCTGGGCACATATACATCGGATGTTCGCGCCGCCAGAGGTCGCGCCAATCGCCGAAGTAGAAAGTATGCCCAGCGCGGAGCTTGGCAAGAAACTGCTTATAGCTGGGTGGTATTGCCATGGAATAATCAGTATTCAGGTTCGATGTTGGAAAGGGACTCAAAGCCCTTTGCGAGAGCGAGGAAATAATCCCAGTCGAGCGTCTTCTGATCGTCGGGATTCTTGGCGTTGTGGTTGTCGATCTTGCGGCGCGCGTTTGCGAGGTAGGCGCAGAAAACGCCGAGGCCGCGCGTCTTGATGAGCGACTTCACATAAAGAAGCTCGTCACCGTGCGGACAAGGCAGATTGTATGCGCGCGCAAAATCGTTGATGTCCTTCACGGGCGGCACATCGGCAAGCACGACTTTCAGGATCCCGCGCCGGCGGAGCTGGTCGAAGACAAGCCGGTTGGGGCCGTCCTCAAGGGCGGCAAGGCCGACGCGCGTGGAGCAGAGAACGAGACCGCATTTCGAGAGGTCGTAGATCTCGCGGATGAATTCAACAAGCTGGCGCGAAACATCCGGCTTCACGGTGTTCAGGCACATGTGGAATTCGTCGAGAATCAGAAGCGAGGAATCATTGAGCGAGGCAACGACTCCATCGATGATGTCATTGGAGGAAAGCCGGTCGAGGTTGCGGAGGTGGCAGCACTTGCCGAGCAGTCGGGCGAGCCGAGTCTTTGTCATGCCGGAGCGGCACCGAAGATATTTTATCGCAGAGGAATTGCAGCGGCGCACAAATTCCTCGAGCGCGCAGGTCTTGCCAAGATGAGAAGCGCCGTAGATGAATGCCGGCATGTTGTCGTAGAGGGCTTGCTTGCAGAGCTTGAAGATAAGCTTTGCGGTCGTGGTATCAATGAATCCGCAATCGGCCTTGCGGATAAGATCGTCGGACTCCTTCCGATACTTCACGATCCTGGCAATGATCTGCGTCCAGTCTTCGGCGGGATATTTGCCGCTGAATATCTGTGAGAGCGTAGCCTTTGATATGCCGGTGTTGCGAGAGAGCTGAGGAAGAGTCAGCGAGTGCGCGAGGCCGTGACCGTGCAGCCAGAAGATCTGCTCTCCCTGGTCTGCGGTGATCTGCCCGTGATCGACCGCGCGGTCGATCACCGAGCGCACGGTCGCGTCGGTTCGTATTGCCATGGAGGCGGAGGCCTCTTCGGCGGCAGGGCTGGTGTTTTCTTTCATTGGTTGTTTCCTTGGGTGTGGTTTTTTGGAGGCTGAATCAGGAAAGCTGATTCAGAAATTCAAGAGCGTTTGCGGCGTTGCTGGGAACGCCGGAGGGAGCGAGCACGGGATCATCTTCGTTGTCGAAGGAGTCAAGGATCTCAGTCGATGGAAGCGCGTCGCGCTTGCCAAGGTCAGGCACCTTCTGCGCCTCTTGCGCGGAGGTGAGCAGAAACTGGTTGAACTTCTCAGCGACCATGCGCTGGACGGTATCGGGAGCGTGGCGCGCGCGCACTTCGTCCATCATGTTTGTGATCTGGTGAATCTTCTGCCCCATGGCTGCGCGGATTGTTTCTGGCGAAGACCAGGCGGCAGTCTTGAGTATCGGACACATGCCGTAGATGTTCTCGCCCTTTTCGTCGGTGATCCAAATGTGATTCTGCAAATCGCCTAATGGGTTCCAGAAGAAAAAGAGCTTGGTGCCAGGCGAAAGCCGACGGTGAATCCCGTTGCGGTCAACGATTTCGGCGATGTAGGTTTTGCGTTGCCCTGGGTAATAGACTGCATCAGTGAAAGAAACTGTGCCATCTCCGCGAACAGTGCTTTCGCGGATATCTCTTGGATCGGCGAAAGCGGGCATGTCGAAGAGCGGCCAGCGGATGAGGTCTCTTCGTCCGGCGTTCCATACTTCACGACGAGACATTTTCCGCTGCCGGAGTAGATTGGTTTTATCGGCGTTAATGATAGCCATGGTTGCCGTGACTTCATTCGGGGACATATCATTGAATCGCTCGCAGTTAATCCAGTCAGAAGTGGGAGAGAGTCGATATTCGATGACTTCGCGCCCCGCCCATCCTTCGAGGTTGTGGCGAGTTCTGTCCATGACTTCATCTTCGATGGCGTAGAAGTATTGCTGGTATTTTTCATATTGGAGAATTGGAAGCATCAGGTGGGAAATGAGAGTCGGGTCGATTTTGCTTGCAAGCTCGATCTCGCTCTCGGAGTATTTGACAACCGAGCCTTGAGATTCGTGCATGTGGGCGGCATCGCGGCCACGATTGCCGGTGAGGGAGGCGGTAGCGTTGTGCAAGATGTTGTGCGCGCACTCGCAGAGGGATTTCATCCGAGGGTTGCCGCCAGCGTTGCCCATGAGGAGGCCTTGATGCGCAGGCTGGTTGAGGAGGCCGGAGACCTGGAAATGTATCAGCTTTCCGAAGCCAGGAACGGCGGCGATCCGGCGCTGCACATTCTCGCGGATTGCAGTCGTGCCGCGCTCGAGGATGAAGGTCGCGCCGTCTTTGTGGAATCCCTTGCAGCACACGAGATACTGCATGGCAAAGCGGAATTGAATTTCCTTGAGGTTGTCGCGCACTTCCTTGCCGGTCTTGGGATCGCGAACGAGCAGACGCGGTTTCATGGCCGACACGACCTTGAACGCGGAGCTTACATCGTAGATGGCGAATTCAAGCGGCTGGAAAGTGCCGGTCTGCCCAGGGGCAAAGACATCGATGTTGTGCCACACATCGTCTGCCTGGAAGAGAGCGCCGACGGGAAGCCCGACGCGAGAGCGCACTACAGGCAGGGTCGATGAGAGGGCGGCGAACTGGCCGACGCGGTTCCACGCAAGCGACATCTGGCGCGAGGAGTCATGCTGCCTAAGCCGCATGAGGTTTGAATAGGTCATGCCGGTAGGCGTCCAGTTGATCGGGCATGTGGCCGGAACGGGCGAGGCCGGAAACTCGATGCGGTAGATGTCCCTCCAAGTGCCGAAAGAAAAAGTCTCTCCGGCGCGGAAGTCGCGCATCATTGCGTCATAGCCGCCTTGGTCGGTGTTGCGGTCGCGCTCGCAGTAGGTCACGAAGTCGCGGTAGAACTTCGAGCCAGGCGTAGCCTTGGCGAGCTTGCGCTTGTCGGCGAGAACGAGATCATTTTCGCCAGAGTCGCGCCAGAGCTTGAAAAGCCGCTGCAAGGTCTTGCATGAGGTTCCCTCGCGCGCGGCAAGCTCGGCGTATTTATCCATCTTTGAGGAGCTGTCCCGCAGCTCGACCATGCAGGCGGAAAGGCGCGCGACGCGCTCCCGCTCTGCAAAGTCGGCGATCACGGAATAGTTCTCGTATTTCTCTGAGGCTGTCATTTTACTCTGTTGATTCGGGTTGAGAGGAATGCCAGAAACGACTTGCGAACGATGCCATAGCGCGCGCGCTCCTCACCGGCGGTGAGGTCGATGTATTCGAATTTTGAAGCGCGGATCCAGGCGTAGATGACATCCTCGCAGATGGGGAGCACCTCGGTAATCTGCCACGGCTTAAGGATTGGATTCTCCGGAAGCGCGTCGGCGATTAGTTTGAGGACGGGCTGAGACTTCAAAAGCAAAGCCTCATCGACCTCGACGAACATGTCTCTTTGGATTGCGGCCATGGCGGGTGTGGTGGCAAGTTGTTATTTGAGGCGGGCTTCGATTGCGCGGAGGAGCTGGTCGAGTTCCAGCTTGGCGTTGCGCGCGTTCTCGATGGGGAGAAGCTTGGCGGCCTTGAAGAAGGCTGCGCGGTTCGACATTATCAAGGTGAGGAGCTTGGCCCAGAGACGCTGCGCGGATTCCATCGCCGTGTAGGAGGCGGTGGCCTCGCTTGCGCCGGTGCCGGTCGGGCGGCCGGAGGATGTGCCCTCGGAAGCAAAATCGAAAACCTGCTGCGTGAGCTTGCGGAGGGAATTCGCCTCATAATAGGAGTTGAGCCGGTCAGTCACCTTGGAGGGGACCTGCACGGAATCATCGCCGGAGAGCAGCTTAAGGGCTTGCTCGGAAGTGCATGAAAGAGAGTTCGCGACATTGGCCGCGAGAGACTTCCAGCGCATCGCCGTCTTGTAGTTCACATTCGGGCAATGCTGGGCAAGCCAGCCCTGCATGCCCTGGCCGCCCTTGCGGTTGTTAAGGAGGCCGCGGCGGCCTAACTCGAGTTCGGCCTGGGCAAGAGCCGCGCCGAAGTGAAGAGTGCGGCGGACGATCTCGTGTGTGGCGTTGATGAGGAAGTCGTATTGCTGCGACAGGGACTCCGCGATCGTTGATTCGGGAATCTCGACGGGAGCGGGGACATTGTTTTTCTTTGAAGGTGTGGTTTTCATGGTTTGATGAGGGGTTAGTTTTGTTCGATGATTGTTATCTGCGATCTCTTCTCAGGAGAGAGCGCGGAGGGCAGCCGCCCCGAAACATAGTTTGAGACGGCCTGCTTGGAAACGCCGAGCGCGCGCGCAGCTGCGGCAATGCCGGTGAAGCGAAGCGCATTGCGACGGACGCGGACTATGATTTTCTTTCTGCGCATGGCCGGAGGAGAGGTAATCAGTTGGCGGGTGCGTTGTCGGGGTCGATGTAAGTCTCGGGCCAGCAGTCTGCGATGTCGAGGCGGATGGTGGAGAAATCGGCCTGGGTGTTGGCGCGCACATCGCACGAGAGATAGCGCTTGCCCTTCTGAGGCTTGATGGATTCCTGCAGAATCTCCTTTGCGGCTCTCCAGTCGGGATCGTCTATCTCCATGCGAAGGAGGGAGAAAATCTTGGAAGTGGAGAGAAAGCCCTGCGAGTTCGCGCGGAAAGCCTCATGGATGATGAGGCGGAGAGCCTTGGCGTCCTTCTCGCCAACGCGGGAAAGAAGACGGTCGACATAGCCGAGCATGAGTTCGCGAGCCTTGACAACGCGCTCATCAAGAAAGATGTTGTAGCGCTGCCGGATGCTCACGCGGATAAGGCCGTCAAAGGAAGTGGCAGAGAAGTTGCCCTTTTCGCCAAGAGACTCTTTCAGCTGCGAGAGCCGGTCAAGCTCGACGATGGAAGCGGCGACAAGCTCCTCTAGCTGCTTGCGCGCCTTGATGAAGCGCGCATGGATGCGGCGCGTCGCGAGGTCGCGCGCACGATCGTAGGGAGAGACATACTTCAACGGAATCTCGTTGCCGTTGCAGTCTTTCATTGTGGTTGGCTTTTTCATTGTGGATTTGCTCCTTTGGGTGTGGTTTGTTTTTGGCCGCGCGGTATGCGTGGCCGAAAAAGATTTATTGTGAGCGTCGATGCTCGAAATCTTGTTGATGCGTGTCATGGTGATTTTTGATATACTATAAATTTACAGTAAACCGAACGCCTAGAATTTTACAACAAATTTCTGATGGGCGCAAGGGGGAAAATGAAAAAAAATTATTGTCATAAAAAGGAGGTCAAATGTCCATTGGGCAAAAGATGAGAATGCTGCGGGGAAAGCTCTCGCAGAGAGAGGCGGCAAACCGCATAGGCATGAAACAGCAGATGTGGCGCGTGTATGAGGCCGACAGCTCCGCTCCTGGGGCGAAGCTCATAAAAAAAATCTGCGAGGCTTTCGGATGCCGAGCAGACTGGCTGCTCGAACTCGAAGAGGAACATGGTAAGATAGTCGCCAACAATTCGGCGGTGGTGATCGGAAGCGGCACGGCAATCAACATGGCGGAGCCGGGCGAGTCGCCGATATGCCGCAAGTGCGGAATAAAGAAGAAGCTGGAAAGAATCGAGGCTATCTGCAAGCCGAAATAAATTGCTTGTGAGAAGATCGGGCGGCAAAGTATCTTCTCGCGTGTGAGAAGATAGGAAATCGTCCAGCCTAAAGGGCGAAATCGGGGGCCGAAAGCGGGTTCAGAGGCGCGCAAACGCCTAGACCCCGTTTAATCCGCGCGTAAACCCGTTCAAAATCGCGCGGAGAGGAAAGAACGGGTATTTTCCCATCCGGCGGCGCGGACGCGCCACAGGCCGTTTTAGGCGGGTGTTTTGGAAGAGGCGTTTTGACAGCAAATTTAGGTCAAGGGGCTTTATCTTCTCACGCGTGAGAAGATAGGCGAAAGGCCAGGATCGACCGGCGGAGGAAACCGCCGGTCGTTTTATCTTCTCACGCGTGAGAAGATAGACGGAATAGGCAAAGTAGAGGAAGATAAAGGCTAATCCTCGCGTCCAGTTTCCCGCTTCCAGTTTTATGATAGACTATCGGCGCTTGCAGGGCATAGTCACATGGGTGTGGTAATGCCGGAGGAGTAAAGGGGTGGCACCGCCCGTAAACGGTGCAAAATAAAATTATGTCAATCGCAACAATCATAGCGGCCTCGGAGGCAGGGGCGAAAGCGGCGGAGGTTTCCGGCGGCATGTCGATAGTCAGCCCCGAATTCATGACGGCGCTTCTGTCGGGGATCTCGGCGATAGTCTCGGCGGCGCTCGTGTATTGGCGCATGAAGGGCAAGGGAGAGGAGGTCAAGATGAAAAGGCCGCTCGACCACGACGATGTGTATGTCACGAACGGGCAATGCAAGCAGTATAGATGCGCGCTCGAGAAGAGGATCGACGAAGTGGGCCCCGCGCTCAACAGGCTATTCATGAAGCTTTGCGAGAATGACAGGAAGAGCGAGGAGCGGACTATCAGGCTGCACCAGCGCCTGGAGCCGGTGATAGAGAAGGTGGCGGCGAATTGTGCCACGATTGAAATGATGAAGCTGGAGAAGAAGCAGAAGAAGGAAGGCGAAGATGAGAAACAGAATGCTTGAGACGGTGATCCTGAAAAATCTTATGAGGGTCGAGACGGGCTTGAAGGAGAAAAGCCTGATGTGCGCCGTGGAGATCGAGATGGACCGGCCGGACCTCACCACGGCGGAGTTCGAGGACGCGGTGCGTGTCCTGGAGGATAGAGGGCTGGTCGAAAGATTCCAGAATCTTCTCGGCGAGACGGTGTGGGGAATCACGGCGGCGGGGCGCGACGCGCTGAAAGGATTGTGATCGATGAACATCAGGGCGGACAGTTGGGCGGCAAAGCTGACGGAAGAGCAGGCATGGGATCTGTTCTACAAGTCGCGTCGGTGCGATTGGCAGATTGCAGCACGGTGGGCGCAGAAGGAATTCAAGCTGCAGAGCATGCCGAGCAGAAGCGCGTTCTACGCGTGGAAGAAGCAGATGCAGGAGGAGGAGCATGCGCACAAGATAGCCCAGGCGCTGATTGCGCAGCAGGAGGCAAGGTCGATTGCGCAGAACTACGAGGTGTCGGACGAAGAGAGCGTAAAGGCATTGATGAGCGCAGCGACGAACGCGACTATAATAGCCGACGATCCAAAGCTCGCCAGCACCTTGATTGAAACGGCGATGATGGTGAAAGACAGGCAGCTCAAGGAGATAGAGCTTAGGCAGAAGAAGGAGGAGCAGCGGGTCAAGGAGGAGTATCTAAAGCTGTCGCGGGAAAAGTTCGAATTCTCCGCTGCGCGCGAGGCGATGAAACATGTGGAGAAGATTCGCGAGATAGCGAAGAGCGACAAGCTCGATGCGGACGAAAAGATTGCGAAGGTGCGCGAGGCGCTTTTCGGGAAAACAGAAAAAGGAAGCAAGTAGAAAATGGCGGAGCCGCTGATCAGATTCAGGGAATATCAGCAACCGATCTTCGATGACAGGGAGACCGGCATACTGATATTGCACTGGTCGCGGCAGATCGGGAAATCCTTCACGCTCGCGGGATGGAGCGTTGATCGACTCCTGACAAGACCAGGGCGGCTCGTGACGGTCCTATCGAACAGCAAGGACAACGGCGCGGAGTTCGCGTTGAAGTGCGTCGAGATAGGGCAGAAGCTGAAAATTGCGAAGGAGGATCTTGGCTACGAGGCAACAGATGATTTCGTCGACTTCGAGGACATGAAGTATGAAATCAAGATAAAGGTCAAGGGATTGTGGGGCCGCATAAAGGTGTTGGCGGCATCGCCGCGCACGGCGCGCGGTTTCTCCGGCGATCTTATCATAGATGAATTCGCCTTCCACGAGGACGGAGCGGCGATCTGGGACGCAGCGGAGCCGATACTTTCGAGCAACCAAGATTTCTTGTGCCGCATTGCGTCGACAGGCAACGGCACAAACAACATGTTTTATCGCATGGTGACGGAAGGCCGCTACAAGGTGAGCACGGTGCGCCGCTCCGACGCGTGGAGAATGGGAGTAAAAATCTACGACTCCAAGACGCGCAAGCCGATCACGCCGGAGGAAGCGCGCGAGCAGTCGATGGACAAGGCGAGCTACGACCAGAACTATGAATGCAAATTCACATCGGAGACAGGCAGCCTCTTGACGAACGCGCTCATCAACAGGGCGAAGGAGGCGAGCGACGGCGTGATCCTGGAGGGCGGCGTTTCGGAGGAGGCGATCAGGAGGCTCGACGAAGCGAAGGAAAGAGGAAACCGCGTAGTGTGCGGTTTCGATGTGGCGGCAACGAGGGACTTCACGGTCATTAGCGCGTTTGAGGAAATCGGCGAGACGATGCATGGGCTCTTCATAGTGAGGATAAGGGGCCAAAGGCTGCCGGTGCAGAAAGCCGAGACAAGGAAGATCCTCGGGCATGAAGCGGTCGACAAGATGGCGATCGATGAAAGCGGCATCGGCCTGGGATTGGTCCAGGATCTCGAAGACGAATTCCCAGACAAGGTGATTGGAGTAAACTTCGCATCAAGCGAGGTGGTCGAGGAGTATGTCAACGAAAAGGGCGAAACGAAAACCCGCAAGGCGAGAGTCACGGAGATAATGGCCACGGAACTTGTGGAGGCGCACGAGGACGGAACGATCAACTATCCCGTCGACGGAATTGTAAGGGAGGATTTGAGGAAGCCGAAGAAGATCCGAATGGGCAGCCGGATATCGATTGCGGCGGAGTCGACGAAGACAGGCCACGGCGACCACTTCTGGAGCATTGCGCTTGCGAAGAAGGCGAAGAAGACCGACACGAGCGCGGCGGCGGAGCCGCCGGAGGAGGAAGTGCCGGAGGACTACAAGTATAAGCGCGGTTGGGGGAACATTTAGAGGGAGCCTAAACGATGTTCAAACAAATCAGATACTGGTTTCAAAAGGCGTTTAGCGTTCTGTCGGGAGCGGATGTAACGGCAGAGCAGCGCGGACGCTACAACGCGCTCATGGGCGCGGATCCCGACAAGATCGTCGCGGCGATCACGGCATACAACTGCGGGAGCCTCGCATGGATGGCGCGAATAATAGAGGAGTATGAACTGCGCGATGACAAGATGCGCACATGCTCGAAGAAGCTCAGGGCGTCGGTGGCGCGCTGCGACTACACGATCTTGAAAAGAGAGGGCTACGAGAAGGACGAAAGAGCGGAGAGGCATGCGGGGATTCTAAGCCGGTTCTGGTCGGGCGTAAAGGCCACGAACAGATTCAAGATGGACGAATGCGGAGGGTTCTCGCTGCTGCTTAAACAGATGATGGAGGCGGAGAGCCTTGGTTTCACGGTCCATGAAATGGTCTGGCGGATCCTGGGCGATGGAGAGATCACGGCTGAATTCATAAAGATCCCGCTATGGCATTTCGAGAACCACACCGGCAAGCTGCGCTTTCTGCCGACAACATCGGTGATGGAAGGCGAGGAAATGAAAGAGGGAGAGTGGATGGTCTCGACAGGCGACGGGATAGGAATCGCGGCGGCAATCTGCGCATGCCTGAAAAGATGCACGCTCGCGGATTGGGCGGTTTTCTGCGAACGCTGCGGAATGCCATTCTTCATCGGAAAGACAAGCGCGCAGTATGGATCCAAGCAATGGAAGAATCTCGCAAAGGCGCTTGCGGCGATCGGGCGAGACGCGAGGCTGCTGGTGGACCGTGGGACGCAGATCGACGCGGTGCAGACCGGCGGCAGCGGGAACCAGCCGTATTCGCCGCTGGTTGAATGGGCGGACAGGGCGATATCTAGCCTTTACAGAGGAGCAGACCTATCAACGATGAGCGGAGGGCAGCAGAGCGTCGGAGCGAGTCTGCAAGGCGACGAAATGGGCATCATAGAACAGGATGCATGCCAGAGGATATCGGAGACGCTTCACGAGCAGGTCGAGAAGTTTGTAATAAGGTTCGTTACAGGCGACGCGGAGCCGCTGGCGAGGATAAAGATAGAGCCGATGAAGAAACCGAACATCGACACGGAGATCAAGATCGACGAACATCTTATCAGGCACGGGGCCAAGATTTCAAAGACCGACGCGCTGCGGCGCTACGGAAGATTCGAGGCGGCAAAGGGCGAGAAGGACAGCGCGCTCGAACCGCCGAAGGAAAACGAGAGGGCGAAGGAGGCAAACGCATGAAGAAGAGAAGCAAGAAAGTTTGGAACAACTACGAGATCGCCGATGAGAAGGACTTCGGCGAGCCGCTGAGGCTTGAATACGGAACTTGGCCATGGGGCCAAATGACGGAGCAGCGCTTCACGAAGGAGAGCGCGGAGAAGATTGCAAGGGATCTTGCAAGCATGATAGAGTCTGGCGAGCCAGGCATACCAGTCTACCAGGGACACCCGGATGTGCCGGAGCTTGCGTCGAGATATCCAGACAAGGGCGCGCTTGGATGGATAAAGAGGATCGATGTCGAGGATGATTGCTGCTGGCTGCAGGTCGAATGGGACAGATTCCCAGGGAAGGGATTCGGATGGATGTCGCCGTATTGGGGCGGCGAACAGACGATGAAGAAGGAGGGAGGTTTGCTGGTCGAGATCAGCGAGCTGTATTCTCTCGGTCTCGTGAACAATCCGAACATAAGGGATTTCCGGCTGCCGAACGAGGAAGCGGAACAAACCACAAATAACAAAGGAGTCAAGATGACGCTAGAAGAGTTGTTGAAGCTGCTTGGTTTTGCCGAGGGCGCGACGCCGGAGGAGATCAAGAGCAAGTGCGAGGAGCTGGTGAACGCTCTCGAAGCACGAAAGGCGGACGAGGCCAAGACCAAGGCCGCTTGCGAGGAGGCCGCCAAGGCGGCGAACGAGGCCAAGGCCGAGCTCGAGCAGGCCAGGAAGGAACTCGACGAAGCCAAGTCGGAGCTTGCGAACTGCAAGGCCGAGGCGGAGAAGTCGAAGGCCGAGCTTGCGAACAGCAAGGCCGAGGTGGAGAAGCTGATGAGCCTGAAAAGCGTCAGCGTCACCATGAAGCTGCAGAACGAGGCCAAGGCCACGGAAGACCGCATGGCTCTCGTGAATGAGATCATGGCGAAAAAGCAGATGAATTTCGATTCGGCTTGGGCCGAGGCGAAGGCAACGAAACCCGACCTCTTCAAGTAAGCCGGCGGTTCCGGCAGACTTGAGGGTCACAAAGTAAGGAAAAAGAAATGGACAAGTGCAGTCCTAACGGAAACAAGACATACACCGCGGGCGGTGCCATCGCCAAGGGTGATGTTCTGAAGTTCAGCGAGGGTAAGGTCATCAAGACCACCGCCGCTAACGATGCGGCCATCGGAATCGCGCTCGACGGCGCGGCCGAGGGTGACATTGTGCCGGTTGCCATTCTGGGCAACTTCACCGGCACGGTTCAGGTTAAGGCCGGAGGCGCTATCAGCGCGGGTGCGCAGATTGCGGCGAACGGCACGGCCACGGCAAACGCTTCGGATGTCATCATCGGGCGCGCGCTGGAGGCTGCGTCGGCGGCAAACGACATGATAGAGATCGCCCACTGCGTCGGAGCGGTCAAGTAAGAAAAGCAAGGTGAAAAATGAACAGACCTGCGCCAACTGAGTCGGCGGGGTCAAGTAAGAAAGGCAAGGTAAAAATGAACAGACTTGGTTATGATCTCTCCATACTCGGCATCAGTGCCGTGCCTGGAGTCGGAAAAGTAGCGATCGCGAACGAGAACGCGCTCAATGCGTCATTCCTCTCGGAGCCGCTGTCGGACTACGCGACTGGCTGGAAGACGGATGACGGGCAGCTCGAGAAGGAACTTGACTTCATGTGCCCGGGCGTGCGCGTGCCTCGCAAGTTCGAATACTTCAAGGGCAACAACGCCGACACTTTCGCCATGGTTGCCGACGGCAGCGATGTGCGCGCTCTCTTCGGCGAGTTCGCCATGGTGAAGACCATCGGGGAAACGGTGGACTCCCACACGGTCTCGAAGGGACTCACTACCTTGATCGACAAGGACAGCGAGATGCCGGGCGACCGCGAGGAAAAGGTGCGTTGGCTCAAGAGGATGCTCTACAAGGCGGAGATCATCCGCGCGCATCGTCTCCTGAACTCCATCGCCACGAATGCGGGGAAGACCTGGGGCTCGAGCGCCACGCCCGATCTCGATCTCATCAAGGCCATCACGGACTTCGGGGACAAGGTCGGCATCGATGCCAACCGCGTGCTGATGGGCTCCACGGCTTGGCAGAAGCGCCTCGGCGCTTACATGGCCCAGGACACCAAGAACTTTGTCCCGCCCGCGACTCCCGATGGGCTGGGCCAGTTCCTCGGCGCTGATGTTCTCATCGGCAAGAGCCGCTACACTAACGGATCCGGCCGTGACCGCATCGTCTCTGCGAACACCGTCATGATCTTCCAGGGCGAGAAGGGCGCGAGCAAGGACGACCCGTCGACGCTCAAGCGCTTCTGGACGCCGGAGACCGGCGGCAAGGAGTATGGCGTCTATGTCGACGAGACCAATGCGAAGCTCGTCAAGATCACGGTCGCCCACCAGTCGCAGATCGTCGCGACCTACGACCAGGGCGTGCAGAAGCTGACGATCAGCTAAGGCAATTCGGCGAACAGCCGCCCCGTCGCCGCAAACGCCCCTGCGGCGGCGGGGTTTAAATGGGGCTTGAAAGAGGTTTGGAACATGAAGAGGTTTGCGATAGTTTTTGCCGCCGCGTGCGCTGCTGCATTCTGGTCGGCTGCGGATATTTACCTGCCTGGTCTCTCCGGCGAGATAACGAACGGCGGGATAATGAAAGGCGCTGTCTTGGCATCGACGAACGAGTCGCAGACCGCAACGGTCAAGGCCGTTTACGAATGGCCTACATACGGAGTCGTGAGCAGCGAGACGGTGGAGCGCAGAGTTTACGAACAGCTTTACCAGAAGATAGAGACGCTGACGAACTGGTGCGCGTATATCACGGACAAATTCGTCGTGGTGTCTTCGTCGACGAACTACTACGACGGGATCCAGGTCGTGACGAATGAGGCCTTGCGTCAGGTCGAGAGGTATGTCACGAACACGACTTCGAAGGTGGAGATAGTCGGGCTCACGGCGATAACGAATTCACTCTACACGCTTGAGGCGAGCGGCGGCGTCGGGACAAACGGAACAAAGCGGCTTGTGGGAGCCGGAGCCAAGCTGCTGATCGAAAGCGCGCCGGTGACGATTTTCTGGGAATGAAGAAATGGGCTGGCGCATACCGAGTGAGGATGATATAATCGCCACGATCTCAGTGGCGGAGCTGCAGGCATACCGGCAGAGCGCGAACTGGGAGCAGGATCCGGTCGACATTCTGTGCAAGCGCGCGGCGGCGCTGGTGCGCGACGCGCTGCGCACCAACGGCAATGTCACGATGTCGCCGAATGAATACGAGATCCCAGAAGGTTGCATTTCAGCGGCTATGGATTATGTCTGCTTCGATGTCGTGAAGCGGAACGGAGGATCTGCGACGAAGGAGCGGAAAGAGGCGAGGGAAAAGGCCGAACTCTTTTTCGAGAGGATAGCGAGAGGCGAATATACGCCGGTGGGATGGATGGAGTCAGAGGCGCAGATAACGGGCGGCGCGGGAGCCGAGGTTGTTGTCGCGTCGCGGCACAGGATAACGCCGGCGAAGGTGGAGGGCTTGTAAATGAGCGACGGAAGGAACAGGCACGCGGGAATTCTCAGAAGCTCGATGGCGGCGCTAGTCGAGGCGCTGAGAAACGATCCAGTGATGATTGAGAACGATGTAGAAGTAGTTTACAGGCTAGACCATCCTTCGAAACAGATTGAGAACGGAGTGCATAGGCTCACGCTGCGAGTCGAACCGGCGGGCATCTCGCAGACCAGGGGAGCGGGAACGCTCGATCTGCAGTATTACTCGTGGCTTGTACTGAAATGCAAGCCAAGCCAACTCGGCCACGATGAGGAGGATTCGCTGTCGTATCTGAGCGAGTATGTCGCGGACATGCTACATAGAAAGATATGGGGGGAGATGTCGACATTCGTCTCGCGGATCCTTCTCAACTACAAATCATGCACGCTGCAAAGCAACCACAGAACGGTGAATGTGAAACTTGAGGAGGATGAAATAGCAGCGGTGATATGGGTGTGGCAGTCTCCGAAGTCACTTGAGCAGATAGAGGAAGAGGGAACAGAGGAATTTGAAAGCGCTACAACGGTGAAGATCGAGGGCGCGGAAAGCGAGGAGCAATGAAAAGAGCGATAGCGATAGCGGCGGCGGCGGCGGCGCTCGTGTGCGCGGGCGGAGTGCCGATAAAGTGGACGGTCGAGACGAGCCGCGCGGATGAGCGCGTGATCGATGTCTACCACGGCGAGACGCTGGACATCGAGGTGACATTCAAGAGCTACGGCGAGATCCTGACGCTGCCGACGGTGGAGCCTGCAGCGACATTCTGGCAGACAAACGGAATGGGCACGGCATACTGGCGGACAAACGATGTGGAGGTATTGTCGACGAACGGAATCATGAGGACACATTTCGGGCCGGAGAAGGATGTGGGCGCAAAGACGCTGCGCGGATTCATCGGGATCCCAGGACAGATATACAGGGCGGCGTTTGTGCTACGATTCAAAGACGCGCCAGGCTACGATGTCGATGTGGTCGAATGGCCGTATAGAGTGCTGGACTTCCGAACAATAGAGGTTCACAACGAGCCGTATTATCTGAAAGAGGAGGTGGATCAGATCTCGCACAATCTGAATGTAGAAGATGTGTTCTACACAAACAGGGTGGGCGAGGTGAAGCACATGCGCCACGGCTGGCACATCAACAGACCGACGGGCGAAGACGATGAAGACGGATTCATCTTTTATCGGAAGAACAATAACGGTTTCGACTTCCCGCTCTACTGGTTCAATTCAGACGGGTGGATATGGCTCTACAACACGAACGGCCAGCATGAGGCATCGCTGAACTGGCAGGGAATCTGGGACGGCACGGTGATGATGAACTGGCGCAGCTTCTTGACGGAGGAGAAGCTAGTCACGACGATAACGGAGAACCAAACCACATACGGAGCGGCGGATGCGGTAGCGGTAAAGAACTATGTGGAGGGAAGAGCGGCGACGATAACCGGCACGACCGTCCCGGGCCAGATTGCAGCGCACGCGGAGACGGAGGCAAGCGAGAGAGCGGCGGCAATCGGGGCGGTGTCGGCGGAGGTGGAGAAGATCAAGGGGTCGTTCGTCCAGACGAACAGCGCAGGTGCGTTGATGGTCGGCGAGAAAATGATCGGAACGAGCAGCATCATTGATGAGGAGCAGGGAATCTGGCTCAACACTCGATTGATGGCGATGGGTGAGGAGGTGGCGGCAAAGCCGACGCACGAAGAGGTTACGAATATTGCCGATGCGGCGGCGGCGAAAGAAACAGCGGCGCGCGTGGAGGCTCTTTCCAACGCCGTGTATGGCGTGCTTGGCGGATTGCCCGACAACAGCGCGGTGCTTTCCACGAACGCGACAGGCATGGTAAACAAGCCAGTGCTGGGCTTGATCTTTACGCGCGAGTTAGACGCCAGTCCGGAGAATGTCAAAATCTACCAGCCCGAAATGGATTATCTAGCGGTAAACTTCCTAGGGGTTGATACATATATGTTCACATTAGCATATGAGCTTTATGATTCATGGCAACTTGGCACATACCCGCAACTAGTCATGCGATACAAGGACGTGACGAATGTCGTAAACGCCGCAACGAACACGCTTGCGCAGTCGATGGGCGGCACTCCGGAGGAGATCACGGTAACGGACACTGTGCCTTATTCAAAAGGATTGGTGAATCTCACGGTGACAAGCGGCGGCACTTTGGCATGCAACACGAACGGCTGGGCCAATGGCGCACAGGTGATGGTGAACGCGTCGCTACCGGCGGCATACACGGCGGCAAGCGGAGTGGAGCCAGCGGGATATTCGTCGATGCCGACGGATGGACAATATCTGTTGGTGTTCACGCGGATATGGGGAAAGGTGTATGTGTCGGTGATAACATCGGAGGAGTAAAAGATGAGAAAGACACTTGCGATAATATTGATGTTCGCGGCGGCATGCGCCGGAGCCGAGGACAGATATGTGTTCACGACCAATCAGGCGTTTGTGGCGCGAGGCGGCGAGCGCGCGTGCCCGACACAGGCGGTGAGGTTGACGGACAGAAAGCTAGTAATCGGCTTGCCGGTTCTATCGGACGCAGAGCGGGCGGCATGCGGCTACTATCGATGCCTTACCAATCCGCCGCCGGTGGCGGTCTCGAATGAGTCATACAAGGTCATCGGGTATCAGCCGCTGCCAAGCGGATGCGCAGAGAGGGTGTATGTGCCGTATTTCCCAAGGCCGAGGGTGAAGACATACAGCAAGTATCTGATAACGCGCGCGCTCATGGCGCGGGAGAAATACGCGCTGTTCAAGGATGTTGTCACGGCTGCCGGTTATTGGGATCTGTGGCTTGCCGCCGAGAACCTTACGAGCGACGATCAGCAGTTCGCGGAGATACGAGGGCAGATAGGGAGCGCGCTAGAATTGTCGGATGCGGAGATCGATGCGATCCTGGAGGAGTGCCAGTGGCAAGACTAGCGGCAATAATCGCGCTGGCGGTCTCGCTGGCGGCAAGCGCTGAGCCCTTGCCGGTAAGCACGGGAACATTCGTCCCGCGGCAGATGCGGCACGAGGTCAGGTATGGGACGAAAAACAGGGCGTGCCCGATAGCGTTCTACATCGGCAATGTCTGCACGGCCTACACGGCTGTTTGCTGGTTCAAGTTTCCGTATATGGAGAATTCGAGCTTGGCCTACGCGCCGTTTCCGATGTGCTCGACATATCCGGCGCGAGCTACATTTGAGGGCGGCAGGCAATCGGACTTCAACGCGCCGATATTCGACTACACGGAGATAGAGCTTGATGGAAATGGGCAATGGGTCATGCCGGTGGATCTTCCGGCGGCGACAGATCCGCATTTCGCGGCGGCGGGAAAGGCATGGTCGAATGGCTGCTATTCGGTGAACATATTCACGCCGTGCGCGGTGACGCTGACGGTGGCGGGGACTGAAAGAAACTTCGCAGCGTCAAACGAAATGCAGCGAGCGGAGATTCAGGCGGCGAACTCTTCAAGATCGGTGGCGCTTTCGGCGGCAGACCCGGCGGCGGTAATTTACTTCGGGATAAGGGAGAATGTGCCAAGGCAGTTTTTCCAGGGAACGGTGGATCAACGCTACGGCACGGAAGTAAAGAGTTTAAGCAATGAGTGGGTGATGGTGGCGGCGGCAGCGAGCATAACGGGAATGGCAGTAAGGCTGACAACTTCGCTGCGAGACTGGGACGGTTTGATAAAGGATGGAGTGATATCGTCAAAGCAGACGGTGCCAAGAAGCACATTCGCGGTGAACTCGACGATGAGGTTTTGCTTTTGCGGAACAGGCGCAGTCGATCCAGGGGAATATGAGTTGTACGGCTGGAAGCTTTTCAGCGGAGACTTGACGGAGGCGCAGCTGGACCGCATACGCGATCTCGACAAGGCGGAAATGCAGCGAAGAGGCATTGAGAGATTCAGAGACGATTAGGAGGAAAGTCATGGACTACGATAGAACGATGAAGGTGATAGAGGAGGCAGAGAGGCTGCAGCTCGAAGGGCTGGAGCTGCTGGAGTATGTCTCGGAGGAAGAGGCGGCGAGGGAATACAACGGAATCGGGCCAGAGTATCTGCCGCCGGAGATACGGGCAAAGGTCACGAAGTTTGTAGGCCTGTTCGAACCGGCGGCGCTGATCCACGATCTAAGAAACTATCTGTCGGATGGTGAAGTGGTGAGATTCGATCATGCAAATCTTGAGTTTCTGAGGAACTGCAGAAAGTGTGCCAACGACAGATATCCGTGGTGGTCGTGGAAGAGGTGGCGCGCAAGGGCCGTGGCAAAGATGATGTTCGATTTCGTCAGCAGCGAGTTTGGGTGGAGAGCCTGGATGGACTGCTACAACAAAACCATAAACCAATGAAAGGAAAAACAAGATGAAGTGGAGATACGTAATGTTCATGCTGCTGTGCGTGATCGGGATGATCATGCTGCAGGGCTGCCGTGTTCTCAAGGTCGAGGACAAGGGAGAGGAGGCGCTGCGAGACAAGGACGGCAATGTCCTGGTCGACAATCAGGGCGTCGTTCAGAAGGTCAGGAAGGGCTACGAGATTTACCACAACGGACATTGGCTAAAGACCGAGGCCGACAAGATCGAAGGAGGCATGAACCGCGACGGCGTGATGCAGTTCACGGCAAGCGGAATCAAGTCGGATCCAAGCGAAGAGTTCAACAAGACCATGCAGACCTACACGAAAGCGTTTGTGGAGGTTGCGCAGATTGCGGCGGCGGCTTACAATCCATCAAGCTCGGCAGTAACTAAGGCGTCGACAAGCGCGGCGCAGCAGCCGGTGTCGGTGAATGTGCAGACATCGACACCGGCTGCAGTCGAGAAAAAGGAGGAAGCCGCAACGCAGACGCAGGCCCAGACAACGGAGGATTGCCCGGACTGCAAGCCGCAAGAGTCGGCGGCGAAGTGACAGGCAATGAAAGATTCCGCGCACCGCGACTGACCCCCTCCTGTTCCCAGTCGCGGTGCGCTTATTTTCTCGCTGTGAGAAGATTGCGGGGAGCGGGAGAAAATGATATAATGTTCTGAAACGAACAGGAGGAAAAGATGGGAGCGTTATTCGAATACAAAGGCATTGTGAAAAAGCTGCTGCCGGTGCAGACATTCGCGAGCGGTTTTGAGAAGCGCGACTTGGTTCTCACTGATGATGTCGGCGAAGTAGTGAAGTGGCCGAACATAATCTGTTTCACATTCAAGAAAGAGCGGATGCAGTATCTCGATGGACTCCGCGAGGGCATGAGGGTAAAGGTCGTGTTCGCGATCGACGGAAGAGAGTGGAGCGATGGCGCGGGAAAGGTGAGATACTTCACGGATCTGACGGGAATCAAGCTTGATGTGCTTGCGGGTAGCGAGCCGGAGCAGGGAGGCAATGAGAGAGGGGCGGCAAGCGCGGAATTGACGCCGCCGGAGCCGCCGAGCGAGATAGAAAATGGGGTAGATGATCTGCCGTTTTGAGGGTGAGATTTTGAGCAAATTCCCAATGTCGAATCCAGCCTAATCCGCGCTGATAAATCTAGCGGAAGTTTAGACATTGGAAAAAGCCGAACAAAGACAGGATTACCTTGGATTTGTAGGCGTTTGAACGGGGTTTGAAGGCTGGAAATCTGGACTCTGGACATGAGGAATCCGGCCACCAAAAACCCGTCATTCTAATTAAGTTGAGGAATGAACTGGCCTGAAAAAGGTTTGCTCGAAAAGAACTTTGCGAAGCTTACAGGGCAGGAAGGATGGCAATTGAAACTTGGGCAAGGGCGAGAGCTGCCGGAAAGAGGCAGATCATAAGGCGAAGTATGCTGAGCCGTTGAAGCGAATCGAGCTTTTCGAGACCACATGAACGAGACCTGTCACGAGGGCATGGCCGAAGTGCAGGCGCGCGAAGTGATTGTGCCGTCGAGGGAAGGGAGATGAGCGTATCGAAGCCCGCGCACAACTTTCAGGCCGTCGTTTCTGCTTAGTGCGGATCGGAATCGGTCTCAAGTGAAACTTGGCAAGGATCTTGGACGCAGCCAACTTTCAGGAGGCCGATTGCGAAAGTTCGTAACGAGAAAAGATTTGCGAAGCTTACAGGGCAGGAAGGATGGCAATTGAAACTTGGGCAAGGGCGAGAGCTGCCGGTAATAGGCAGATCATAAGGCGAAGTA